ACTTAATGTATGTTGGAGATAGATTACACCAATGGGCTTGGGATAGATTCTACAATAGACGAAAAGTTCTTCGTCATGTTGGTGGAAGAACAGGTAAGATGTATACTATAAATAAAAAGACTGGAGAGTATAAAAAATAATGTGGTTAGGATTAGCAAAGATGGCTTTTCAAACAGGAGCCAAAGTCTATGCAAACAAACAACGAACTAAACAAGCTATGTCTGATGCAGCTTTATTGACTGCAGAAAAACAAGCTCGTGGTGAAATTGAATATAATGGAAAGCTGTTAGAAGCTAGGCAAAATGATTACAAAGACGAAGTAGTCTTAGCAATTTTAACACTTCCGATATTAGTGCTCGCTTACGGGGTGTGGTCAGACGATCCGCAAGCTATGGAAAAGATTAGAATCTTCTTTGAACATTTTCAATCTCTTCCTAATTGGTTTACCAATTTGTGGATCTTAGTAGTTGCCAGCATTTTTGGTATTAAGGGTACACAGATCTTTCGTGGTGGTGGACCTAAACTACCTAAAAAATGACCGAAAAAGCAGACTATCAAGAAATTATAAACGAATACAAAGAACAAGTACGAGTTCTTAAAGAGCAGCTTAATGAAATATCTGACGCTAGTAAGGCTAAAGATTCTGCGTTAAAGCGAACTTTACAGAAGTTAGAGTACGTTACAGAAGATTTAGACAAAGCAAACGAAGAGATAAAAAACATTAATGCAAAACAAAACGTGGACAAAACCAAAGGATAATATATACAATGTAGGCAAATGCAGACATTGCAATAAGGAGCTATATACTTCTGAACCTTTTGTATGTTTTGCAGATAAGTCTAGAGCTTGTTTAAAATGTTATCATAACTCAGGAGCATCCTTACCGATGTTTCGCAAATGATAAACCATCCTCACGATATACAGATGATGGCAATGTTTATTTTTATAACACTCTACTTAGTAATGGATATTATCTTTTAATGCCTAGACCTGTAAGAAAATGGATAGTTAAATTAAGAATGTGGTACGCTGCATTCAGAGGTCATAAAGGTATGCGTTGGGACTACGAACCTTCTGAGCATTACTTTGGTAGAAAAAGAAAATGAAAATATCAGACAATACATCAATCAGTATGCCAATGAGAAATCTCTTGGCAATATTAGCAGCTGTTGCTATGGGTATCTTTGCTTATACAGAAGTCACAGCTAGACTTACCTCATTAGAAACATCACGTGAGTTATTTAATGCAGACTTACTTAAGAAGTCCGAGCAATTGCCTACGGATCAGGAGCAGTTTATGTTATTGGAAGATCTTTACAAAACTGTGGAGAAGATTGAAACAAGAATTGAAGCGATGATGCACAATAAAGTTAATATAGAATTTGTAACTAAACAATTAGAAAAGGCTTTATCTGATATAGAAAATTTAAAAGATAAAGTTAGAGCCAATAGAAATGGAGCTCACTAAATGGAAGTTGTAGTAGCTTTACTAATGTTTTTAAATGGCAACATGATTGAATACACTTATAAAGAGTCTATGTCAGACTGCTTAAAAAGTAAGCGTATTGCTATGAGAGAAATTAATCCTGATTCAGTTTTATTTAGTTGTAAAAAAGTAACAGCAGAAACAGAAATATATCAAGGTAGAAAAAAAATACTTAAAGTTATAGGAAGTGGGTAATAAATTATGGGGGAGAATGAAATATTTAAATATATTTTTAATAACAATATTATTGGTGTGTTCGAACAAAGCATTCGCTGGTTCAACACAGAGTAACGTATCAGGAAGTAATACTGCCATAGAAGGAAACTATACAGGTGGAAGTACTACTTATGAATCTGGATCCACATCTACTTCAACTACAAATTCTACAAGTAATTCTAATATAAGATCAGCACCTCCGAGTGCAAGTTCACCCTCTTACAATTCAATGACACAAGACGTTTGTGCAGTAGGAGCTTCTGCAGGCGTTCAAACATTTGGTATTGGTGTATCAGCTGGTAAGCATTTCATAGATAAAAATTGTGAAAGATTAAAGCTAGCACGTATACTTAATGACTTTGGTATGAAGGTAGCAGCAGTTGCTATTCTTTGCCAAGATGAAAGAGTCTTTGAATCTATGATTCAAGCAGGTACTCCTTGTCCAATAGATGGCAAGATCGGTAAAGACGCTTTAGCATTATGGAAAAAATATGATCATGAAAGACCTGATTATAAAACTTATGTTAAACGTATGAAGAAACGTGAGAAGATCGACCACAGGTTAGAGAAGGCAGCTAACAAGAATAAGATTAAAATAGAAATACTTAAACCTTTAGATGGAGATAAATAATGATTTGTAAAGAATGTGAATGTCAATGTAATTGTAATCAAGACTGTATAGACTGCCAATGTGAGGGATGCGATTGCTAGATTTATTATTAATAGGAATTGGTATTTATGTATTATTTAAAGTCGGCTGCTCTATCACTCATTTTTGCGACAGCCTTAACCCTTACGACTTTAGCAGAAGAGATAACGACAGGTAATTTATTACCTAACGCAGGAGATAATAAATCTTCAGCACAAAGTGTAGATAATAATATACCAAACGTAGCATCTAGTTGTAGTGAATTTACAGTAAGTGGAGCTACTTGTTTTTCTAATGAAATTGAAACAACAGGCACAGGTACAGTTAATGCTAGTGGTTCTTTGGTAGACATTACTACAAACTCCGATACAACTACCCAGGATAAATTAGATAATGGCATTACTTTAAATAGCACAACCATTATTCAAAACTGTGAATGGGATGGATCTTCTAATGAATGTGGAGATCGTGCAGGAGACAGAGATACATTCAAAACTACAGTTAAAATTTTAGACAGCAATGGCAATACTCTTGCTTCAGTAGATCAAATAAGAAATACTGATGCTCATTATTACGCCAATGCTCATAAATATACAGATCAAGTTATTTATACTGGAACAGGATCAAATCAATTTGATTGGACTTGGACAGGTATAGATAACAATGCTTCTCCAGGTAATCTTGGTGGACCTAATCTACTTGGTGCATCTTTAACTATGACGTATGAAAATGTTGTATTAGAAGTAGAAACTCAAACAGCATTAAATGAAGTTAGTAGTGCTGTTAACACAACTGAGATTGAAGAATCTGTAAGTGTTGAAATACAAGAAGAAGCAGTAGCTCTTATTTCAACTGTTCAAACTATTGCTGCAGCACCTTTGACCACAACTACTAAAGTAGTTCAAGTTCAGGCAGCTATTAAAAAGTTTGAAAGTAAAACAGGAGCAACAGTAACTAAAGCACAAGTCACTACTGCACCTGCAGTCACATCTACTAATGTAATACAATCAAGTAAGATTGTAACACAAAAGAAAGCGACTACTATTGCAAAACAAATTATACAATCAACTACTAAGAAGGAGACGATTAATGAAAAAGAAAAAGAACAAGAAGAAAAAAAACCAGAAGTTAAAACAGAAGAAAAGCAAGAAGAGAAAAAACAAGAAGAACAAAAGAAAGTAGTTAGTGCACAAGAAGAAACCTCTGAAGAAGAGGAATCCTCAAGCACAACTACTACAACAGAAACTGTTTCAACAGAAAGTAATTCCGAACAAAAAAAAGTACAATCGGAAAAAGTTAAAGCCTCCATTACAAAGTTAATGGATAAGGTTGATGAGCAAGTTAAAGACATTGCTAAAAACCTTGAGGTTAAAAACTTAATTAAACTAGATGCTATGGTTAATGACCAGGCATCTTTAGATTTATATAATGTACCTTTTTATTTACCCAAAGATATATACTTGGATCAATTACCCCTATCAGATAATAGACTTATCTATAGGGGTATTACTCTTTCTAACTATATCGTAAACGATAAGGTATTTATTAAAGAGCAAAAGCTCAATGAGCTTAACTTAAAAAAACAAAGACTATTAATGGAAATAAGGGAGTTAAAAAATGGCTAGTAAATTTAATTTAAAAGATCAACTTGCAGGGATTGCTGCATTGATAGCTGCGATTGTAGCTATTGGTGGAGGCTTTGTTAAGTATGGTGAGATTACTACTAAGTTAGATGCTTTGTCTGAACAGACTGCACCTGATCTTACACCTCTTGCAAAAAAAATAGGTGATAATCATCAAATGATCTCTGATAATATGACAGATCTTGCAGTTCTAGAAAAAGAAATTGAATTGTTAAAGATACAGATGGAAGAATTAAAGGTTAGTACTACTAATCCTTTATCTAACTAAACAATTATTTTAGGTTTAGGTGCTGGTTTATCTATTGTTTTAGGTTCACCAAATACATTAAAGCTAAAAGATCTACGTTCTCCTTTTGTTCTAAAAGGATAAACCATATGATACATCCACCAAGGAAAGATATAATAATCTCCAACCTTTGGGCGGATTCTTACTGTGTTAGTTGAAAACAATTGGACTTGTCCGTATTGCATTTCAATACCACCAGCAGTTGGATAATGATCTAAATCTTCTTTATCCCATTCATCTTGCATACCTTTAGGTAAGGATAAATATCCTACGCAAGATATATGACAATTCGTATGGTAATGTAATGGATTAAAATCACCCTCAAAGGATCTAACATACCAACCCGATTTAAATACTATTTTTTGAAGTTCTTTAGAGTTATCTGGATGTGCTTCAATATAAGCAGTCATAAGTTTTTGAAAATAGGGAGCCCATTTCTCAAAGGCTTCAGGACTAATGATGAGTTCTTGTTTAACATTGCCCACAAGATCATCAGAGAAATCATGTAATTTACTTTTCTCTTTATCAGCTACAATGTTATCACAATCTTTATTGAAATCATCAATCAATTCTTTAGGTAATTTACAATGACCTATGGATGGACCAAAGGGTCTATAGATTTTAAGTTCTTTATTTTCTTGATTTAGTTTTGTGTAGTGCGGCACGTTTCCACTTTCTGAATCCTTCTACCCAGGATTCTTTAGGTTGATTAGAATAATCTCTTTCTATAATCATTTCAATGAAGTGAATAGCTTTAAGTAAATCTTGTTTACCATCCTTTTTAGAATGTCTACAAATATACTTAATCGCTGAACCTTCAGGAAATAACATTTTATTTTCTATAACAAACTGACTAGGTTGAATACTCATTCCTTGATAGTGAGATCCACCTATTTGTTTATTATAACTAGAATTTGAGTTTAAAGTTTTTTTGTTCATATTTCATTTGTGCAGGAGTTCTTTTATTATTAAGAAGTTTAAGCTGCTGTTCGGTCATAATATACTCTTCATTCTTTAAAGCAAGTTCTACTTTACCATACGCATAATCTGGATCTATACTTGCCATTCTAAATACTATTTTAAAATCTTTGGACTTATTGGAAAGCCAAGCAATTGCTTTATGTTTACACTCAACATATCCTTTCCTAATACCCTTATAAGTCGCATCTGTAATCGCTTGAGCAATTACCGCTGTCCATAATCTATGTTCAGGAGTCTTCTCTAAATCTGTCGACTGTTCTGTGGGTAGTGTCTTTAACCTCAACATCTTTTACAACCTCAAAAGTTACTCTTGATTTTCTCATACCATCATCTCTAAACTTAAACTCATTTAAATTTAGTTTCTTAAAATTAGATAAGGCATGATCATCATCTTCAGCAGACAAATATATTTCTGTTGTGCTTGGTAACCATACCCATACCTTAAATTTATAAATCAAATATTTCCTTTTCTTCTACTAGCTTCTAGAGTTCTAAAAAGATCTATAACAAGAATCTCTTTATCTCTTTTATTCTCAAGAGTAGATGCTTTAACTTCAGCAGCAAACTGTTCATCAATTGCTTTCTCATATATATCTGATGCATAGAAACCTTGCTCTTTAGCAGAGATAGATTTCAAATTCTTATCAGAAGTAATGAATAGAGCTTTCTTTCTTTTAAGCAATCTATCTAGATACTTTACATTAGCACTAGCTGAGGCACTCTCTTCATCTGTTTCGCTTAGAAACTTTAGAGCTTGCTCTAATCGATTTTCTGTTATCATATTTTATTTCTCCTTTTTCAACATAGTACGCATATGCTTCACGTACTTTTTCATCTTTGTTCCAAGTGTCGAAGTTACAAAA